AACGACACCATCAACATGAAGAGCATGCATCACGTTATAAAAACTTGGGGAAGTTTCTTTATGATACGATGAAATAGCAACTGATGCTGCAAGTCTCGAATAATCATAATGACTGCCAGTATATGCCGCTGCAATCTCATAAACAAGTTTGTCTAACTCTTTTGTTGTTATATTACCTTCAGTTGGTACTGATGTAATCACCTTAATGAAAATCTCATCAGAGTTTACAGTTAAACCTTTTGCAGCTCGTTTAATTCTATTATAAATTTTTTGAGGATTGAATGCAACATCATCCCCGTTTCTCTTTTTAATTTTTAATGACATCATAGGTATAAAAGTATTAAATTAAAAATCAGAATCAAATGATAATTCTTCGTTTAGTTTAGCCTTCTGGTATTCCATAGTTCTAGACTCAAAAAAGTTACCTTTTGTCTCAACCGCAATTTGTTCCATAAATTTAAATGGTTGTTCTACATTGAACTCTTTTTTACATTCAAACTTAACCAACAACTGGTCAGTGACGAATTCCAAATATTGTTTCATGAGGTTAGAGTTCATACCGATAAGTGAAACTGGTAGTGATTCAGTGATGAATTCTTTTTCAATCTCCAAAGCGGACAATAGAATTTCTTTAATTCTTTTTTCAGATGGTTTGTTTTCCAAATGATTGTTCACCAAGTGAATTGCGAAGTCGCAGTGAAGGTTTTCATCTTTGAAAATTAAACTGTTAGCATTACACAATCCTTGCATAATACCTCTTGATTTCAACCAAAAGATTGAACAAAATGATCCTGAGAAAAATATACCTTCTACCGCGGCAAATGCAACGAGTCTTTCTTGGAAAGTAGAGTTCTTGATCCAATCCAAAGCCCATTTAGCTTTCTTTTGAACCGCAGGCAGATTATCCAAAGCCGTGAAACAAAGTTGTTTTTCTTTCTCGTTAGAGATATAGGTATCAATCAACAAGGAATACATCAAACTGTGAATGTTTTCCATCATCAATTGAAATCCATAGAAAAACTTTGCTTCAGGGTATTGAACTTCTTTGACAAAATTCTCAGCTAGGTTTTCATTCACAATACCATCAGAGGCGGCAAAGAATGAAAGGATGTTTTTAATAAAATATTGTTCGTTTTCTGTCAAGTTGTTCCAATCCCTGATATCATTAGTCAAGTCGACTTCTTCTGCAGTCCAGAATGCCGCTTGGTGAGATTTATAAAACTCCCAAATATCGTTATGCTCAATAGGGAATATGACAAATCGATTAGGATTTTCTGTTAAAATTTTTTCCATAAGTAATTGTATTTTATAATTGTTGTTTTTGTTGTGACTCTTTTTGTTTTCTTTTCTCCATCAACTCTTTTACCCTGTCTCTTTTTTTCTCTTCTTGTTGTTCTTCGAATCCTAAGAATGTCACAGAGCTTTCTGTATCAATTTCAAGTAATTCGTTGTTGAACTTACAATTTTCGAAAACAACTCCGTCTTTTCCAAGACGAGACTTTGTGATTGCGATAGTCGCTAGATTCATTTCTTTCTGTTGAAGAGTTTTAGCTACTGTAATGATTACGTGTCCAACTTGAGCTTTCTTAATTGATCCACCCATTTGGTCTGTAGTTACTACTTCAGAAGAAATACTACTTCGGTTACCTTGAGTTGCTGTCCATCCGACTAAATTTAGTTCGTGACACATAGCCTCAAAACCTCTCATAACAGACCCTTCAGCTTTCCACTCATCTTTCGATGATGACTCAGGTAAAACACAATCAATATAGTCTAACATAACCATATCGATTTTTGTTCCGTCAGCAATCAACTTCCTAACTTGGTTTTTGATTTGGTTCATCGTCATAGTATCCGAAGCTAACTTTTTGAGAACAAGTTTGTTTTTCATTGTTTCTTGAATCTCAGTAATTTTACCCATCACTTCTTCTTTATGATTCGCCAATTCGTCAGGTGGAATACCTGTCCAAATTGTAAAATGTTTACGTTGAACTATCTTAGGGTTGTCTTCGAAAAATATTTGTAAGACATTATATCCCATATTGAATGCCGTATTAGCGATTTTAGTTAGTATTGTTGTTTTACCAACACCAGTTGGTGCAAGTATAACTCCAATTTCTCCTTTAGCTAATCCACCCTTCAACAATTTGTCAATACCAGGTATTCCCATAGGTATTGGATGTCTATAGTCCTCATCCAAAACTGTATCCAAATCAGAGAAAATATCAGACTGTCCTTTTTCGATTTCTCCAACTTGTAACGCTTCTCGAACTAAACCTTCAACTTTGTCGTAAGATTCGAAATCACCTTGGGTGATTATCTTCTGAGCCTTGTCCATCGCCTTTTGAAGTTCTTGTTGTTTACAAAACTTCAAAGCTTTTTCCTGAACAAATTGAGTCCCCTCAAACGGAGCGTCTTTAACTTGTTTAAGGGTGTCTAATACAATTTTTACAACCAGTTCTTGAGAAACTTCAGACTTAACAATTTGTTCGAGAGTATCGAAATTTGGAGTGGACTCATACTTTACATAGTATTCTTTGATCATTTGAAGAATGATCTTGAAATACTTGTTATCAAAATAATTCGCTTCAATAACATCCATTATTGAAGAAGAAAAATCTTTATCTACCACAATCTGATTCAATAACTGAATCTGGAATGTGTTCCCCAAATAATCGAAATTTTTGTTCATGTTGTCGTAATATGCCCCTTAGTATTATTAAATATTCACTTACTTAGATCAAGATCCAAATATTTGAAACTTAATGATTGGGATGAAAAAATGTCAGTAAGATCTCGTAAGATATCTTTCAAGAATGGACGTACGTCCACAGTATACCTCACTTTTGGTGGGAAAAATTTTCCATCAAAAATTCTGTGACAAATTGTCGTGTCACCATTTTTGATTAAAATATTAAAAATTTCAGGACCGTCAGTATATGAAGTATCCATAATCGACGCATCATGCATGATAGATTCACTGTTGTCTGTCATGTAGATTACAGTTTTCATTTTTAGGTGATATTGCAAATCTCGCGCAATCTCCTCAACTAAATAATAAAGGTCAACTGAATTTTTTGCTTTAGGGTTATAACCCCTAACATTGAAAAATCTTTGAACTACAATGTTGTCATTGAGAGTTAATAGAAATTCCATTTTTGTACTGTCTTGTTCTTTCATAGAAGGAATTAAATTTTGTTTGTGTTTCTTTTTTCTTTTCGTGTAAGTTTCATAAATGGTCGGAGGAAATCAACCCAAGCTTCATCGTTTTTGGGTAGATACTTAAAGAGACCATCCTCCATCATCATTCTCATTAAGTTTTTGTAACCACGATCAGATGGATCAATGGTATCTTGGTATATTTGTTCTACTAATTCTTTTCCATCATCGGTAATTAAAGGGTTGGACAAATCTACTATTTTTTTGTTTAACTCATAGAAAGTTTCTCCAAGTATACCGTTTTTGGTTTTACCAGTCAAAATATTTTCTAAAGCTTTGATTTTTTTTGGTTGTGTGTTATTTCGTGCAATATCCAAAATTTCTTCCACAGTACATGGTTTTTCCAACATTTCAGGGAAAAGTTTTACTAAGGTCTTTTCACCTAGTAATTCGATACCATCGATGTTATCCGATTTGTCACCCGTGAAGATCTTTGTTAATAAGACGTTTTGGTGAGGTATGTTGACCTTATTTATCGAAATGGTGTCACCATACCCCAAATACATTTTAGAGGTAGGAGAGTATATTGTAACACGTTCTGAGATGAGTTGGGTGAGGTCCTTGTCTGCGGAAAAGATAATGATATTCTCGTCTGTAGAAATTTTACAGTAATACGCAATCAGATCATCAGCTTCGTTATTTTTCATTTCAACCTGACGAACAAAGATTTCTTCCAAATATTGCTTAACTCTGGCTTTTTGTTGTAGATATGATTCGTATTTGAACTCATTCATATCATGCTTTCTATTAGCTTTGTATTGAGGATATAAGGATTTTCTTATGGAAGAGTTTGAACTTCCATCCCAAAACACAACCACTTTATCATGATTATGTTCTTCTAAAAATTTTCTGATAATGTTTATAAAATGGTAAATTCCACCTAAGTGGTCTCCACCATTATATAACTCTTTTACTCCGTGAAATCCAATTTTGAACAGATTGTCTCCGTCAACTAATAATGTTTTAATCACAACTCGTGATTTAAATGTGGAACAATAAACTAATCTTCTTTTTCTTCTTTTAAGGTGAAATCACCATCAGAACCAATAATATCTTTCCAATAATCGGCATATTCTTTTTTGTAAGCTTCGATGGATGTCTTTTCTTCTGATGCTTCTTTACCCGCTAAAAATCCGTGAGGAGTAACAATAATTTTTCCATCTTCGTATCCTAAACCATTGATGTGGTTTTTCAGTACAGACACTTTAGTTCTTGTGGCAAACTTAACACTTCTCTTGTCTTTTGTTGCAGTAATTTTGTTTGTTCCAGCCCCTTTTTGATTTCCAAACAAAAATACCAATGATGAGTTTAACCAAATGGCTTCACCACCTTTAGCTTTAATCTTCGGTTGTCCAAATGGATTGTCAGGTAATTCAACCCAAGGTTGGTTAACAATTACCAAAGTATTTTCATACTTAGAATCTGCTTTACGTGAACCTGAAATACGTTGGTTGATACCCATACCTATTTTGTCCGCCAATGTAGATGCGTTGTGTTGTTTTCCACCTTTACCTTCAAAGGTCATCTTACATGGAACAGAACCAACTGAATCCCATAAGAACAACAAACTATAGTCCAACTCACCTTTTTCTTGAGCATCTAACAAGCTGTTGATATAATCTGTAATCTGTTCAATATAGTCAAAATTGTTGTTGAAAATATAGAATCCGTCCCAATCGAGTTCTCCTGTTTCTTCATCAACAACTTCCTCACATTGAAAACCCATTAGTTTGGCATGTTCGAAACTCCACTTCTGTTCAGTAATAATGAATACAGGGAGGATACCTTTCTTCTGAGCATCAACTGCCGTTTTTACCAAAGCGGTAGTTTTACCGGTATCCGAATGACCCAAGAACATATTCAAATGTCCAACTGCAGGACCAGGAAGTCCAACTGCATCTAAGAAGTCAGGTCCCAAATCAAAAAATCTTTGGGGTTTATATTTTGCAGAGGTTGAAAATTTTTTCTTCAAACTCTCGAAGTCATTCTTTTTAATTGCCATAATATGAAGTAAAAATGAGCATAGGTTTTTGACCTATGCTCGTAAAGTTATTTAGAACGGTAAATCTGAATCAATATCAGAATCCATTTGTGGATCTACGTATGAGGATTTTTTAGAACCTCCACCGAAACTTTCTTCGGAAACTGACGAGTCACCATAAACGTAACCACCCTTTTCGTTGTCCCACTTAGGTGTTTCTCCTCTTGCGATTGCTTCAAGGTATTCTACAGGTTTTTTGGAATACACATCAGTCCAACTCAATTCATCATCAATCCAAGCTTTTGATTGAGCTTTGTCAGTATGAACTGGCGCTGGATCATCATACATGATAGTTGACACAGTTGTATACTCTTTACCCTTAGGTGTTTTAGCTTTCGATAGTTCAATAACCAAATCTCTACCATTAGTAGGGTCAGTAATATCTCCTTTATTTCTCCAAATAGGTATGATCTTGTCTAAGATACCGTCGTTCTTATAGTTGTGTTTGAATCTCCAAAACTTTGGACCATCTTCTTCACGGTCTCTATCAATTA